GATAATTAATGTAAATGATAATTAAAGTAAACGATAATTAAAGTAAACGATAATTAAAGTAAACGATAATTAAAGTAAACGATAATTAAAGTAAACAATAATTAAAGTAAACAATAATTAATGTAAACAATAATTAAAGTAAACGATAATTAATGTAAATGATAATTTATGACTTTGTTTCATATGAACTATCAATAATTTTAGGTCCTTTCAAATATTCAGATTCATTATTTGTATCAAATAATTTAACCTGTTGAGCTAAATTTTCTATTTGACTATCTAATTCTAATTTTCGACTTTCCATATTCTTAATTTGTTCTTCAATTGTTTTAATATTTTCTTCTACTGATTCTTTATTAGTAGAATCATCTAATTTCTTCTCCAAATCTTGTAAATTATCTTTTCGTATTTGAATATTTTCCAAAACAGTTTCACGAACAAGTTCTTGTTTACGTTGTTCATGAAAAATTTTAGCTTTTTCTTGATTTTCAAGATACGATTTCATCATTGTATTTAATTCTGCATTTGCATATTGTGAATCTTTAACAGCTTCTGAATCTGGATTAGGATCAAATGGTAACCACTTACCCATTTCACCTACAAATACATTAAAATATTGATCAATTGATTGTAGTTTTTTTGCATGTTCACACGCTTCATCATATGTACTAAATGCACCTCTTAGTTTAATACCAGATAATGATGTTTTATTATCTTTATCAGTTAAGAAACTCATGCAAATAAATTTTTGATCTCTTGGTAAAATAGTATCTTCAGTTAAATAATCTACTTTTGACATTATATAATAAATAAATTATTTCTTTATGTCAATTTTATTAAATAATTTAAGTTGATTTTACATAAATCTTGTCAGTAACATCTTTTTCATTAAAATCACTATAACCAAACCATATAGAAGGGTTTGAAAACATGTTACTATATATATTACTTGGTTTTAAATCATATATCATTTCATCATATGTTTGTAAATTTTTATCTTCTTGTTTTATTAATAATTCATCAAATAATTCTTGATTACTTTTAGTTGTTTTTTTTGATATATAAATTATTAATTTTATTACACCGCATAAAATTATTAAAGCAATAAAATATAAAATATAATTCATTTAATTATAATAGATATTATTTTAATTAAATTATTTAAATGAACTAATATACTCCCAATTTAAATGTTTACATATTTTTTCCCATATTTGATCATTTTCCATTATTTTGTCAGGATCTTTATGTAATGGAAAACACTCAAATAAATGATCTAATTCGAGTAATTCGCAAAATTTATGAAGTACATATGAATATGATAAAAAATTCTTACGGTCAATTTGTTTAAACATTTCCCATGGTTCTTGTATCTTAAAAAACATTGATATAAATAATTTTTCCATATCACGTGTAATTTTTGGTGGTGGTAAATTATTTAATTTATTAATAATATATGCAACGTGTTCATAATAACTATTATAATTTAATTTCTTTAAAATAATCTTCATTTTCTTTTTATTTAATATTGATAAATCTGTTATACGTTTTTTATTAAGTTCTTTAACAATATCAATAAATACTTGTTCTGGAATATCAGGGCTTTGTTTGGCTTGAAATTGATTAAGCCATTCACGAAAATGGTTTAATCGTCTATATGGACTATAATCTTTTATTTGTCTATCTTCATCTAATATTATTGTTTCACTATCACCACAACATGGACATATATATGCACTTTCTGACATATCTAATATTTTTTCAATAGTACAATCTTCACAATATTTAATTCTATTTGATCCATCATCATGAACTACCCGGATACCTTCAACACGTTGACAATATTTTTCAAATAATCCAGCTCTATTTACTACAGTAACTTCATTATTTAATGCATTAGCATTTTGTTTTTCTTTTTTATTACATAAAAATTCCATTATATTTTTTGTTTCCTTAACAATAGGTTCTTTTTTATCTCTCATTTCATAATAATCAGATATTAAATCACCAGCATTATCATAATAATCCATTTCATCAAAATTTGATTTAATACTATTATATTCTATTTCTAAATTATCTTTTTTATCTAGTAAATTTGCTCTATTTTTAATATCTAATAATGTAAAACTATCTCTGCGTTCATCCATTGTATTAATCTCATTTACTATACTATTTATTTGATTAATTAAATCAGAATTTTCATCTTTTTTATCATTAAAATATTTAACCATTTGTCTATGTTTATTATCCAAAGTATTTGATTCTTTTAGCGACACCTGTTTATTTTTTTTATATTTTGATGGCCCATCCGAACCTTGTGTATTTATCATATTATATATATATATATAATAAATATAAAAAAGACTTTAAATAATTATATATTTTTATTTTTTCTAAAATTTATTTCATATTTTAGAAAAATATACAGATTTTTTAATTTATATTTAAAAATTAATAAAAAATATTTAGAAAATATAAATTAAAAATCTATAAAAAGTATTTTTACAAAAAAAAATTAATAAAAAAAATCTATAAAAAAATTTAATTAAAAAAAATCTATAAAAAAAAATTTCTAGTTATAAATATATATATAATATGGGTGGTGGTTTAATGCAACTCGTCGCTTACGGCGCACAAGATGTTTACCTTTCCGGTAATCCACAAATTACTTTTTTCAAAGTTGTTTATAGACGTCATACTAACTTTTCTGTTGAACCTATTCAACAGACTTGGAACGGTTCTGCAGATTTTGGTCGCACTGTTACCTGCAACATCAATCGCAACGGTGATCTAATTACTAATATGTATGTTGTTGTTATGTTAAATTCTCAACCAACCAACGATGTTGAATGGGGATATGTTAATAGACTTGGACATGCACTAATTGAAACTGTTAAAATCGAAATAGGTGGTTCTAAAATTGATGAACAATACGGTGATTGGCTTAATATTTGGTATGAGCTAACGCATAAAACTGGACAAGAACGTGGTTATGCTAAAATGATCGGTGATGTTCCTGAATTAACTAAGATTAGTTCTGAGGGTTTCAATGCACACCAGCTATATATTCCACTTCAGTTTTGGTTCAACCGTAATAACGGATTAGCTCTACCTCTTATTGCTCTTCAATATCACGATGTACGTATTACTCTCAAATATCGTGATTCTGTAAACTGTATTAATTATGTTGGGTCTGCAAAACCGGTATTTAATAAACAGCTAATGTCTGATTCTTACCTTTTAATTGATTATGTTTATTTAGATTCTGAAGAACGTAAACGATTTGCACAAGCTTCTCATGAATATTTAATTGAACAACTTCAATTTACTGGTTCTGAATCTATTAATGGAAAATCTAGCAAATATCGTTTAAATTTTAATCATCCTTCTAAATATTTAATATGGGCGCACCATCTTGGAAAATATAACAACACCAATAATAAATGGTTAGCATATGCACCAGATGGAAACTGGGAAAATGCACGTGATAAATTTGCTAAAATTATTGCATGTGTAAGTTCGTCTGGTTTTAATATAGCTGATAATAATAATGATGTTAATGTAACTGTAAATTCAAGTGTAGAGGATGGTGAATTAGTTGATTTTACTCCCGTTCAGGATAATTTACCTGAACTTTTTTCTACTGATTTACGACCATTATTAGAAAAAGTATCTGTTAAATATATCGCACTTTCTGTAGCTAATAATGCTTCTGTTTATACATCTACTGTTGGATTGTTAAATAATAAAAACATTCTTGATAATTTTATTGTAACCAAAAATAATTTAACTATGAGTGATATATCGAATATACTATTACCAGGCGTATCTGGTGATGTAAAAACATTTGTAGATAAATTTGCATGCTCTGTTTCCAATTCGTTTAATTATGGTGTCAATATCGATGGTAGCAATAATGTTTGCACCAGTGCTAAACTTCAACTTAACGGACATGATCGTTTCCAAGCAAGAGACGGAAACTACTTTAACTATGTTCAACCAGCACAGCACTTTTCTAATACTCCTGCTGATGGTATTAACGTATATTCTTTTGCACTTAAAGCTGAAGATCACCAACCTACTGGAACTTGCAATTTCTCACGTATTGATAATGCCACTCTACAGGTAGATATTGGTACTGATCTTGAAGGTACTAATAATATTCTAAATATCTACACTCAGAACTACAATGTGCTTCGTGTTATGTCCGGTATGGCAGGAACTGCATATTCAAATTAAATATTTTGTATAATTTACACATCATATTACATCATTATGTTAGAAATATATTTAAATATATATATTTCCATCATAAAATATTTTTATAAAAATTGAATATTAATTAAATTACATTTAAAGACATAGTTTATTAATAATATAATGTCAATAGTGTTTAATAAAAAAAATAATTATTGTTTAATTAATAATACTATAATAGTATCCATTGAAGATGGATTAGAACTTAAAAAATTAAAAAATTTAAATGAAAATAGTTTTACTTATAATTCTGAAAATGAAATATGGATTTATAATAATTATAAAAGGTCTATTCCATTAATTAAAATATTATATCCAGAAGAAAAAATTAGTTCTATTGATTTTAAAAATAATAATGTTAATGATTATCAGCGTGATAATTTAATTTTGACATATGATAAACGATTTATTGATAAGTTTGATGATCCTCCTAATGTTGAAATAATTAGTAAAGGTACGTCATATAAAATAACAGATGGAAAATTTGCTGGACAATATAGAAATATGTATTGGAAAGTTAAAAATAATATAAATGAAACATATTATTTAATGCATATTAAAGATGATATTTATACAAAAATATCAAAAAGAGACATTAAAAAAGTTTTAAATATTAATAATGTTAGACAATCATGGTTTATTAATGTAAATGGTTATATCAGTACTACATTTAGAGCTGATAGTAAAGTATATAATATTTATCTACATCAATTAATTATGGATGTTCATGATGAAGATCTTACAAATTATGAAAAAACAGTTGACCATATTAATCAAGATAAATTAGATAATAGACAAACAAATTTAAGGCTTGTTAATATGTCCACACAAAATACTAATAAAGGAAAAGCTAAAAGACGTGTTGATGCTTGTGATTTACCTGAAGAATTAGACGAAGCATTACCTAAATATGTTGTATATAGAAAAGAAATATTAGATAAAAATAGTGGAAATTTTAGAGAATATTTTTATATTTGTAATCATCCAAAATTAGATAAAAATTGGGAAACAACCAAATCACAAAAAATTAGTATTAAAGAAAAACTAAAGCAAGCAAAGCTTAAATTACAAGAATTAGATGGTGATATTACAGAAAAAGAATATTTATGTGAATCAAATACAAATAATAAAATAGATTTACCTATTGGAATTAGATTTTTATCAGAATCATCACCATGCAAATTTGTATTCGACTTGCGAAAAAATGATATTAGATATGGATTAACTAATGTATTAAAATCAACTAATTTGCAAAATGAACTTGATTTATTTATCAATGCTATAAATAAAAAATATCCTGAACTTAATTATAGCTCATATAAAATTGTAAATAATAAAATAAAAATTAATGAAAAAAATATTTCACAACCAGAAACAGTTAAAAAAGATTTAATTAAATTAGTTTTACCAACAAATTTTTCCTTTTATTTTGATACAAAAGGAAATGCATATTATTTTTGCTTTGCTAAATCTGATAACGGAAAAATGCTAAGATTAAAAAGAAAAGTTAATTCAAATAATTATCAAACAGAATTTAATAATTTTATGAAATTAGTAAATGAAAAATTTCCATATATCAAATTAAATGATTATATTATTCCAAATCTTGAAAATATAACAGAAAATGATTCAAGCGAAATAAATGATTCAAGTGAAACAAATGATTCAAGTAATGCAAGAACAATTATAGTTAAACCAATAATGCCACAACACTTTTCTATATGTAATGTAAATAATGTTGATTATATACAATTTTGTAAAAAAATTAATGGCACAAAGTATCAATATAAAACAAAAATAAATTCATATGATTTGAATACAGAATTAAATGAATTTATCAATGATCTAAATGAAAAATATAAATTAAACTTAATTAATTTAGATTATGCAATAAAAAATCCAACTGGATGGATGACAACTAATAAAATTGTTGATCATACAGAAACACCAGAAAAAATATTACAAAGAGCACAGGCACAAAATTATATACAAAATAAAATAAATGAAATTGGATTAGATGAATTTCGTAAACAAAAAGCTGAATATGCACAACAATATCGTTCGAGAAATAATTAATTTAATACTGAAATATTATATCTATAAGATAAATATAATATTTTAATTAATGACTATATTTTACCAAATAATACAATTATTTACTAAATAATACAATTATTTACTAAATAATACAATTATTTACCAAATAATTAAAACATAAAAAAAGTACTTTGTTAGATAATAGAGTTAATAATCTTCTTCATTAAATTATTTGAAAAATCTAAATATTTTTAAGATAAATTATTTTAATTTTAATTAAGTTGTTTTTTCTATTATATATTATAATAGAATGTCAAAATCAAAAACAATTATAAATTTAGAACAAAACGGAAGATTATTTCCATCATGGGTTATGAAAAATTTTAAACAATATATATTACCTGAAATAATAACTAAAGAAGGCGAAGATCCATGTAATCAAGAAAGAGAAAAAGGATTAACATTATATCAACAGTTTGTTGGTCAATATTTAAATTATCAATCACCATTCAAAGATTTATTAATTTATCATGGTGTTGGTTCAGGAAAAACAAATACTATGATAAATGTATATAA